CCTCCAAATCGGTTTGTACCAAAGCCAGCGGCGGGTTAATTTGTACTTGTGCAGGGGGACCCTGTAACCGCTCATCCGATTTTAACATGATGAGCCTATCTTCGATTTCTTTCAGTGAGCGCATCGGTCTCATGGTAGCCTCATCACTAGTTTTGCCAATGCGGCGAAGGCGGTGGAGAATTGTAGCTTCTCCACGTCAGTTAGAACTTCTCCAGCAGTACAACCATCCAAGGTGCGGTTGACTTCCTCAAGCTCATTCAACAGCACGGCTTTGACCATTTGGCGTTTCATTTTTAGTGCGTGGTTTTTCATGGCTTAAAATACTTGGGCGAAGCGGAGCAGTTGCGGAATCGTGTCGGCAAAGCTGCCGGCGCAGTAATCGCTTTGTGTGTCGTCGTGGTCATTGGCAGGAATGACGCGCATCGTGGAAACATCCTCACCCTGACTCCAGATCACAATGCGGTAATTGTTAATCTTGCCCTCAAAGTGGCGATTGTAGACGGCTTCCGTAGTACTGACTTCTAGCATTTGATAACCCTTGCGGGCAAGGGCGCTAATGGCGTTATTGAGCTTCATCTCATCCTCCAATGTTCTTTTGTTGCGTTGTGTTTGCTGAATCCGCCCATCCCTCACGCCGGCCCGTACTCACCTTGCGGCTTTCCAGACCGGCGACCGGGGATGAGGCCGGTAAAGGTTAGGCCTGCCTGGCCGACCCCAGCGCGGCGCGGGCTTGGTTGTAAGCGTGCGGACTGATGTGGTATTGATTACAGCAATCGTCACACTCTCTAAGGATTTGCTCGAGCACGGCCACCAGACCCGCATGCGCGTTGCAGGCGCGGACGATGAAGGCCGCATTGTCGTCGGATAACGGCGCCGGACAGGCAGCAATGCCCTTCCCATTGTCGGTAATTACATAATTGCCAATCTCGGGGTCTATTCTCCACGGTGTCGGAGTGTGTGCGGGCTGTCTTGTGTGCTCATGGGCGGGGAAGTTGGGGGTTAGCGGCCTGCTGCCTGCGCAGCTAATGACGAAATACGGATTGCGCTGGCATCAGATGCCCCGGCACGCGCAAGAATAATCCGAGCGGCCCGCATGTAATCACGCTTTGCGGGCGGTCGATTGAGAGAAGCCGCGAAGTTCAGCGCACACTCGCGCACTTCAGAGGCGTTAACAGCTATGGGATTCATGTTCATCCTTTGTTTTACGGGTTATACTGAACTCCAACTCATCCTGACGAGAGCGAAGGTACACCCGCACCAGCCCCAATGAAAGCAAAATCCTCAACTCATTTTGTAATGGCTTGACTTTCCCCACCCCCAGCCTATGCGATTCAGCATGGACAAAACTCTCGACGACATCCTCCATCCCAAGCCACCCGGCAAATAATCTCATGCGCAACGTCCTCACAGTTGGCACTACTGCGGTCAAGGCCCTGACAACCCAATTCCCCACCCGGCAGCTCACCCTTATCAACCTCGGAGCTGGCACACTCTTTTACCAAGTCGTGGCCATGGGTGCGGCCTCGACCCTCACCACTTCAAACGGGACTGCCGTTGCCCCCGAATCCGATCCCGTCTATACTCCGCTTAATCCCGGCCAGACCGTGACCAAGCCTACCCAACAGTCTGACGTGTATGTCATCTCTGGCAGCTCCACCCTTGCGTATGTCGGAGCTGAGCCCTGGTGAACATGAGCTTTGCCGAGCTACTCCGCAGCCAAGTCCTGACCGTGAACCATGGTGAGCCACGGCCATGCGATAACTGTGTTTTCATCGGCCCAACTGCCGTTGACCTGACTGACCTGTCCTTGCCCCAATCCCAGCTCCAGCGCGAGGCCAGGCTCATTCGTGAGTGGCGCAGGTTTGACTGGGACAGATTCCAACAGTGATCATCTCGAGCTTCACTGTCCTCTTCGATAGAACTTCCATATCAGATTTGCTTGCAAAACGCAAGCGGTCTTTGTAGCAGGTCTGACGCTCACAACAAGTCCGCTGATGTTTCAAAAAGGCAAATCAGGCAACCCTGGCGGTCGGCCCAAAGAATTGAAGGGCTTGCAACTTGCTGCGCGCAAGATCACACCGCTTGCCCTGCGCAGGCTGAAAGGTCTGCTGGCTTCAAAAGGAACGGGTGAGCAGGCGCTTATCAGCGCAGCACAGGCCGTCATGGATCGTGCCTACGGCAAGCCAGCGCAAGCCATCACAGGCGCAGACGGCGGGCCGGCTGTGCTCAAGTTCACGTGGGAAGGTGCAGCGCCTCCTGCGCTCATCCCTGCGATTGTAACGCCTCCAGTCGCAATAAGCGCAGACAATGCAAAGCCAAGTGTTGATAGTCAGCCACTTGCTTAGACATTAGACATATTGATTATTGTGGGTACATCCCCAAAGTGACTCCTGGACCACCCTTTCGTGAAGGCCACCTCCCACCACCCCTTTTGCGCGAAATGCGCGGACGACCACCCTTTCTTGACAGTCCAGAGAAAGTGGTTTTTGGTTTTGGGGTGAGGGAGGCAATTTCAGATTAGTGAAAGTTAGCTTAACCCCTGACCCCGATGAAAACGAAAACCAAGACAGAGACCCGTCCGCGCTTTAAAGCTGGTCGCGTCACCCAGCGGGAGGAGATCGCGGAGCTGGTAAAACAATGTGAGTCCATGTTTGATCCATGGGAACAGGAAAAGTTATTGGACTCTCCTCGCTGGCAAAGTCTTCGCCGTGCCGTGGGGCTGGATGAGTCATGAGCAATGAACCCGTCCCGAGAGTTGCCGAGTGCCGGATCCCGTACACCCCCCGACCTGCGTTTCTCCCGTTTCATCGAAGAGTTGAGAACGAGTCGGTGGTCATCTGCCACCGGCAGGCCGGGAAGACCATTGCCATCTGCAATGACGGGCAGTGGCGGTGCTGCGCGAACGGGCGGCGTGATCCGCCTCCGCGATATGCGTGGTTCTACCCGACGCGGGTGAGGGCGAAGGAGATTGCGTGGGAGCGGCTGAAGCACTTTTCGGAGCCGATACCGGGGCACCGGGTGATTGAGAGCGAGCTGGCGATAGAATACCCCAATGCGGGGCGGTTCACGCTGTACGGGTCGGACACTTCGCGGGGGGTGGGACAGGCATTGGACGGGGTGTACTTTGACGAGGCGGACGAGATTCCGCCGGGCACCTCGATTGATTTGGCCCCGGCGCTGGCGGCGCACAAGGGGTTTGTGGTGTATTCGGGGTACCTGACGGGGCGGCACAACCTGTTTGACCGGTACCAGCACAGCGTGGGCAAGCCGGGGATATTCACGATGTACCTGCGGGCGAGCGAGAGCGGGATTTATTCGCCGGAGGAGCTGGCGAGGCAGCGCTCGATGATGGGGGAGGCGGCCTACCTGATGCAGTGGGAGCTGGACGTGAACGCCTCGATTGCGAACGCGATTTACGGGAAGCAGATGGACGACCTGCGGCGGCAGGGGCGGCTGAAGCTGGTCCTGGCGGACACGCAGGCCCCGCTCTACACCTTCTGGGACATCGGGCACAGCGACCGCGGCGACGACTGGGCGGTGTGGCTGGTGCAGCTGGTGCAGCGCGACATCCTGCTCTTGGAGAGTTTCAGCCGCACCGGGGAGACGCCGGCGTATTACGCGGCGAAGGTGCGGGAGTGGGAGGACAAGTACCACCTGCGCGTGGCCCAGAACTACCTGCCGCACGACGCGAAGCAGCGCAACCAGGTGGGCAAGACGACGCAGGACTACCTGAAGGAGGCGGGGCTGGACCGGACGCGGACGGTGGCGCGGACGATGGACATCTGGCGCTCGATTGACCAGATGCGGGCTTTGCTGCCGCGGGTGTACATCAATAGCGAGGGGTGCTCCGGCACGTGGATGCTGGGCGACCTGAAGATGCCCAGCGGCATCGACGCGCTTGACTATTACTCGAAAAAGGAGGAAGCCTCGACGGGACTCATCACCGACGTGCCCGTGCATGACCAGTACAGCCATTTGGCGGACGCCCTGCGGACCTTCGCGGAGGCGTACTCGCAGGGGATGCTGGAGGGGCACAGCGAGATTGCCACCTCGCCCGGCGGGCCGGCGCGGATCAAGGTGAGCCGGCAGCGCAAGCAATACTACGGGGACGGGTACAACCGGATCAGGGTCAACCGATGAATGACAAAACACCAAACTACACCGACGAAGAGATAGAGGCGGCCTACCTGAACTGTTGGAATCCAAAGAGAAATCAGGCCTTGGTTCAAGGTCTGAAAGAACTTCTCAAGGACGTTCCACAGATAAGCGAAAAGGAGTTTAGGGAGATTCAAGCCGTTATCCAAGGCAAGCGATGAGCCCCTATGAAATCATGGTCGAAAAGTACACGCAGCACCCGCAGGCGTGCGGGTTCACGACCTACCTCGACTGGCACAGCAAGCACGGCTTTGTCTTCATCACCCCCGACTTCTTTTGCATGGGACGACACGTTCGGCGGAGTGCCCCGGCTGATGAAATTACCGAGCCGACCCGGCTCTTTACCAAGGAGGAAAGCGACTGCTGGTATGTTCACGCGCTGGCCGGAAACATGAGCAAGGCGTGGTCGATCATGCCGTGGGAACTTCCGTGGATGTGCTTTGAGCGGCTGGCGGGAGATCGGCGCGAACTCCGCTTTTACTTGACGGAAATGCTAAAGAGGCATACTCCGCCCTTTATTGCTGATGAACATCCGCAGCACCTTCGAACCGTTTCTTAGGCATACGCGCTACTGCTTCGGGGGCGAAGGTGGGGGCACTGCCGCCGCCGTGCCAGCGGTCACGCCCGCCACGCCCCCCGTCTCGCCCGATGCCAGCGCCGTCGTGGACGTGCAGCAGAACTTGATCCGCCAGCAGCTCCGGCGCAAGTCACTTTCCTCGACCATCTATGCCGGGGCCACCGGCGGGTGGACACCCACCATCCCCAGCGGCACGACTGGGGCCACCGCGCCCAGCGTGTCCGGCGGCCCAACCAAGACCGGATGACCCATGATCGACCTGCGCGAACCCGCCCCCGGCTGGCATCCCGACCAGCCCCTCCCGCCCGAGACGGCTATGTCGCCCATCGTGACGCAGCAGCACCTAGACGAATGCACTCGTGCGCTGGGCCGACCGCTCGACCCCCACGAGTTCAAGGTGCTGGAGGAAATGCTGCTCAAGGTGCAGGCGATGAACCACAAGCACCTGCGCAAGTACCAGATCGAGCAGGTCCACTCGCTTGACGAGCTGGTGGCCGTCTTCTGCGTACGCATCATCAAGGCCCGCGCCAAGGCGCTGGCGCAAAGTTGGGTCACGCCATGACCGGTTTCGAGGACATCGGCAAGAAGCTGCACAAGATCGCCGCGGCGCGCCAGTCCGACCGGCAGGCAAAATTCGACGCGCAGTGGCAGACGATTTCTCAGTACTTCTTCCCGCAGTCCTCCGACATCAACACGCAGCGCACCGAGGGCTCGCTCGACTGGACGCAGCAGATTTACGACACGCAGCCGATCCGCGCCGCCTCGACTTGCGCGATTGGCGTGCGCAACTGGGTCACGCCCGCGACCGAAAATTGGCTGGGACTGGCCCCGCCGCCCAACCTCATGGCCTCGAGCCCGGCTGCCCGCAACCCGCGCCTTGCCCGCCTCGCCGAGCCGCAGGGGAACCCGGTGGACGCGGACGGCATGGACGACGCCACGCGCTGGTGTGCCGAGGTGGCCGAGCAGTTGACGGAGGAGTTGCAGGCCAGCCGTTTCTATTCCGTCGTGCAGCCCTTCAACAAGGGGGCCTGCATCTTCGGCACCGCGCTCATGTACTGCGGCGAGGGCAAGACGAGCACGTTCCATTTCGAGCAGTTCAAGGTCGGCACCTTCACCATCGCGGAGAACGACCAGAAGATCGTGGACACGGTGGACCGCTGGTTCAAGCTCTCACTGCGGCAGGCCGCGCAGCGGTGGGGAAAGAAGAACCTGCCCTCGAAGCAGCAGGATTTGATCGCTGCCGAGAAGTATGACCAGAAGGCCACCTACGTCCACCACGTCCTGCCGATGGAGGACTTCAAGGAGCTGGGCGGCACCATGCCCGACGACGGCGGGGTGGGCGCCTCGCGCATGGCCTTCGCCTCGGTCTATCAGGACGACGACACGAAGGAGATCGTCGCGCTGGGAGGCTATGAGGAGATGCCCTATTTCTGCCTGCGCTGGGACTCATGGGGAAGCGACGACCAGCCCTACGGTTATTCGCCGGCCTTCGAGACCCTGACCGACGCCCGCCAGCTCAACTACGTCGTCGAGTCCTACGACGCGCTCGTGGAGCAAAAGGCGTTCCCGCGCCTCTTCGTGCCCGACTCCCAGACGGGCGAGGTGGAGTACGCCCCCGGCTCCGTCACCGTCGTCAAGGGCGAGGACATGGAACACAACCGCCTGCCGCAGGAATGGGGCACCAAGGGCGAGACGCTGGAGATTGTCGAGATCATCAAGCGCAAGGAGCAGGCCATCAACGACGCCTTTTTCGTGGACGTGTTCAAGGCGCTCGGGATGCTGCTGGAAAAGGACATGACGGCCACGGAGGTCGCGCAGCGGGTCGGGGAAAAGCTGGACCAGTTCACCGGCACCTTCGACCAGTACCGCACCGAGGTCATCAACCTGCTGATCCCCCGCTGCCTCGGCATCATGCTGCGCGCCGGGCGGTTGCCCAAGGCCCCGCTGTCGCTGATGGTTCGCCCCGGCAACGATCCGCAGGCCGCGCCCGAGCTGGCTGTGCCCAAGATTCTCATCAAGAGCCGCGTGACGCTTGCCATGAACGAGATCAAGAACGCGGCGGTCGAGAAGACGCTCTCGGTCCTGCAACCGCTGGCCAAGCTGACCGCCAACACCCCGCGGGATGTGCTGGACAATTTTGAAACGGATGAGCTGTCGCGGGGCACCGGGCGCGACTTTGGACTGAGGGAAAAGTATTTCCGGTCCACGAAGTCGCGGGACGCCATCCGCCAGCAGCGGGCCAAGCAGATTGCCGAGCAGCGTGCCCTCGAAATGGCCCAGATGGCCGCCAAGGCAGGCAAGGACATCGGGCGCGCCCCGCAGGGGATGCAGGACGCCGTGATGGAGCAATTTCCCAAGGCAGGCAACCAGTAACCCAAAATCATTCCTCCCATGGCAGCATCCCCCAGATTTCCCCTCAACGCGACGAGCGGCGTGACCGCCATCAGCGACACCGGCTCGTACGCCGTCTTTACCGCCCAGACGGCGGTCGGGCCCACCACGACCCGCAACCTGAGAATCTACCTCACCGACCTCATCCTGTCCAACAGCTCGGCCACCGCCACTATCGTGTCTATACTCGACGGCACCACGGTCATCGCCTCCTTCAATGTCGCCGCCTCTTCTGGCCCCATGGCCATCAACCTTTCCACGCCCATCGCCGGTTCCCAGAACACCGCGATGAACATCAAGTGCGTGACCACTTCCTCCGGCATTGTGTGGTCTGCCGCCGGCTACGCCGGAATCTAACTTATGCCCCCCCCCAACCCCGTCCCCGCGGCCACCGAAACCCGGCGGCTGCAACAGGCGTACCTCGCCGTCTTTGGCCCGGAATTGACGCGCACGAGCGACCAGCAGCTCGTGTGGCGCGACCTCGAAAGTTTCTGCCACGCTTACCGGCCTTGCGCCGAGGCGCTGCGTTCCGGCGAGTACCCCGAAAATAATCTCCTTTACAACGAGGGGCGACGTGCGGTATGGCTTCGCGCACGCGGTCAACTGCTCGCCGCGCTGGCCCCCGACCCGGTGCCACTCAAGATTTCCCGCAGACGCAAGCCAACCCCCAACCCCTGACCCATCATGGAAGACCGCCGCAACGTCGTTTTGGACATCAACGAAAAGGACGAGATCGTCCACGTCCGCCGCAACCGCGCCGAGCCGCTGGCCCGGCTCGACCGGGAGCTAAAGATCATCTGGTGGAAGGACGCCGACACATGGGAGAAGTTCCACAAGTCGGTCGAGGGCTTCTTGGAAGCCGAGAAAGTCACCGCCGACACCGTGCTGATGGAGGGTCAGACGCCGGACGTGCGTCCCAAAAATGCGCCATCCCGGCCAATCATTCACTTCATGCAGGGCGACTGCACGCCCGCCTATGTCGAGGATTTGCTCAAGTACGAGCCGATCAAGTTCCAAAACACCTACGGCGTGTACCTGGTGCCGCCGGCGCAGGGTGAACCCGAGTCCAAGGACCCGCGGGACCGCTGGCTGCGCGCCGATGTCATCCGCACCGACTCGCGGGCGGTCGAGGGCACGCACGGTGGCGAGTACCGCTCGACGCGCTTCAAGATGAAGGATCAGGTCATCGCCCGGCGCGCCACCCACATCACCTTCACCAAGAAGGAAATCTTCAAGGGCGACAAGGCGACCGATCAGGTCATCCCCTACGAGGACCCGTACAGACCGGAGAAGCTGGCGCTGATGGAGAAGCGGGGCGAGATTGAGGTGGTGTACCGCGGCAAGCACGCGGCGGGAAGCGCGGGCGCAAACTTCTAAGTCCCATGGCCCGCAAGGTCTTTTCATCGGGACTGAGCGCGCAGGCCCGGTCCTCTGCCGTAGTCCAGCCCAGCACGGCGGCGCCGGGGGTCTCGCAGATTCTTGCGGGAACGGGCATCACGGTTGATCCCAAGCCGGGCACGGGCATTGTGAAAGTGACAGCCACGGGTGGAGCCGGCGATGTAGTTGGTCCGGG